TACACATAATAAATATAGATTTTGCAGGGGGTTCTTCAAGAACTTTCAACATAGCCTGCCAAGCACTGTTTGATAGTGCGTGGACCTCGTCCATAATGAATACATTATACTCACTATTTAAGGACGCTGTCTTTGCCTTCTTTATAATATCTCTTACATCGTCTACGGAATTATTACTTGCGGCATCAAGTTCAATAGGATTACCCTTTCCCTGATTAATTCTATTTGCAAAAATTCTTGCACAAGTTGTTTTACCCGTTCCTGCTCCCCCGCAAAACAAGTAAGCATTTTTAAAATCTCTCTGTTCCAACTGTTGCTCAAGAACTACTTTGGTAGCGGTCTGTTCAACAACTTCGTCAAAGCTATTGGGCCTGTATTTAACGGCTAACGACATACTCATTTATCAAATCCACCTTCACTGTTTGGAAAATTAAAATCATTTGCTTCATCTGAATTGTTAATGGGGATACTCTCAATAATATCTACGTTCTCGGGGTGTGCCATATATCTTATAAAGAACTCCCCAATAGTATCAACCGTGTTTTCGAGTTTACTCACTTTGATTGATAAATGCGTTATCACTAAAGCAATTCCGATAAGTATGATTGATATAATAATTGCAACAACAATTTTATCCATTAGGTTTCCTCGCTCTTAACAAGAATATACTTTGCAACCTTAGTCTTTTCTCCGAACCGATTAACGCAATCAATCATAACTGTTATGATGTTATATCCCAAATTCTTTAAGTCATAGATAATTCCCGAAAGTCGAGTAATTCCATACTTACGCCACATAGACATACTTGTGACTTCGTTTCCTGCAATAAGTTCGTTAAGAACTGCTTGTCTCTGGCCTCTCATTCGTCGTCCTCCTCATACCCGTTTTCTACTGCCTTCTTGTTTGCCATCTGAACGTACTCATCACACACAGCAATTAAATGGTCATAATCTCCAGAAGTTGCCTTTTCCATCATCTCATCATTTAAATTTCCAAGACCTTCTCTCCTCAATGCGGTAGATGTGTATGCCATAATTGCATACGCATTTCCATTAACTCCAACCAATGTGTACTTGCTCATTCGTATTCCTCCTGTTTATTTACTTAAATAATCTTGCATTTCATCAATGTATATGTGTTTAAAACTTCCATCGGGTAATTCTATCCCGCACGAAGTAGAATTAACAAACACTAATTTAGCACCAATCTTTTTAGCAAATGCACGACAAATCTCTTCCCAATCTTTCATCTGCGATTCAGACACAGTTAGAACCGTTCTATCTCCGCTCATTTATTACCTCCTTGTTGTTCTTGTTTTTTCTGCGCTCTCTTTACTTTCGTAACACGCAGGTAATAATCACGATGATATGCTTTCTTGTCCGTGATTTTTACCTTTACTTCTACTTTAGGATAACCATTAATAACATCAATGGCCTTATCAATTCCTAGATTGAACATCTTACTATCTTCTGTATCTTCGGAAGAAAACTTCGATGCGTTTAAATCTTCGATAATCTTATCAACGTCCTTTAACGTCATTCGTATACTAACCTCACTTTCTTTTGTTGTTCTTGTAACTCTGTAAACATTATACTAAATGATTAATTGAATGTCAAGACTTTTGTTTTAATTAAAATGCGCATTATTCGTATTGTGGTGTACCAAATGGAAACTTAACCTTATAAATATTCTGATAGTTGCTACCGTACTTTGCCATATCCTTATATGACTTGAAATACAAATCTACGTGACGTTTCTTTACTGCACTTCCAGTATCCTCTACGACATACAATCTGCCGTCAACCTCGATAACATCGCCGAACTTAAGATACTTCGGAACGTCTGCCGCACAGGTAGTTACTGTACCCTCGTGACAGGTTTTTCCGCTCGCCGTTGTCTTGCTGCCTGTCTCTTCGTGATTGTAAGCGGTAACGTAGTACCTTCCAATAGGCTCGGTTGCATACATCAAGCAACTATAATTTTCCAAATCAACGGGAACTGTATAACAAATAACAGGACAAGTATTTATAAAATTTTGAAACTGCGTGTGCATTTCCATAGCAACATCATAGGGTTCAATCTGCTTTTCTATAACATTTTCTATAACAGGCGTATGTTCTTCTATTATGATAGAATCGGATACACTAGGAATCTGCTCAATAAGTATTTCAGAATATCCAATAAGCAAATAAGCAAGTACACAAAGAAAAAAGCAAATATCGCGACATTTTGTTTTCATACGCAATTATCCACTCTCTTTATCAGTTCCTCTTCAAACGCTCGAATGTAACAGTTAAAGGAGTCGTGCTTTTTCTTTTTAAGAAAATTGATACAGTTTTTAATATGCGAAGTTTGCATTTCACAAATCTTTAATACTTTTCCCTCTTTTGTAACCCAAAGGCCAGCATTACACTGTCTTCTTATTGCACCTAAATTATCCTTGAACCCAAATTCAAGTTCATAAGCGTGGTCTGCTAAATAGTCACTTCCTAAACTCATTCTGCAACTCCTTTCACAACATCTTCTTTAACTCGTATGCCATAAACCTCATACGTTCCCGCACCTTTAGTACGGACGTAATAGATAGGTTCATTGTCTTTTCCAACATAGATTGTTTCAACAACGCCTTTAATTAAAACATCATCACCGACATTAAATTTAGTAGTCATTTCGCACCACCTTTCTACGATAAGTTATATAAATAGCCGATGTTGGATAGTTAAAATCATACGGGTAAAGGTTGCCATCTTCTTTTATGGTGCCTATTCCGCAAAACAGGTGTTCTTTAGAGCATTTGAAATAACGCTTGCTGGCAATTACAATATCACGACCTGTTCTGTTTTTTCCTTTGTTAGGAAAAACAAGGTAAGTTTTCGGTCTTTTCTCAAAACCCTTGTAAATCTGGAATTCTGCTTCACTCTTTTCTACTTCGGGCGGTGTTCTCTGTTCAAGTGCCTCAATGCCCCTTGTTAGGGCATGGGCAAGGTCTTGCATTTTCTTGTAGTATTCTGGTGATTTGCCTGCATCTTTCAGGTGTATTGCCACATGTCTGTATTCTTCTGTTAGTATCTCAATAGCTTGTCTGTCTGTCATACTGTGCCGCCCCTTTCACTCTCCAAAAGTGTCAAGCATACATCTGTTAATTGCTGATATTAACTCACTGCCTTTAACTGTGTATCTTTCTCCCTTTACTTCCAATTCAACAAACTTTCCGATATTCCAATGATTATGAACACGAATAGGTGTTTTTGATGGTTCACTGTAATCATTGATTTCTGCCGTTATTTTCATTCCGCACCGCCTCTCATATCTGCCCCACAGTTAGGACAGAAATTCATATTATTATCCTTTGGTGTGCCTGCTGACAAAAACCAAGGTTCACCGCAATTAGAACATTCATAATATTCATCACCGTCATATCCATCAACGGTTTTCCACTCGCCTTTCGGTCTGTCGCACTTGCCTTGTGCCACTCCAACCTCATAACCTTGCTCCCAAGCGATTTGGTCGCTCGGTCTTTTATCAATTACATTCTGCAATTCCGCTTTCAAGTCTGCTACTGCTTTTTCATCAGCGGTTTCGGTAAAAACTGTTACTTGCGGTACTGCCTGTGCATTTTCTATATCTTTTACAGATACATATTCTTTTGTAAAACCGCCACAACCATCATAATCACCGCCTTGGGAGTGTTTTAAAATTTCACTACGGCTTATTAAATCACCTGACGGATTGTAAGGTGTGCCGTTTGAGATAGCATCTGCAATCATATCTCTGTCATATTCATCAAGGTTATCAAATGTCATAATGCCGTGTTTCTTAAAGGCATCAAACATCTTATCGCTAATATCAATTATCAGTTTCATTTTCTTCATTTTCGATACCTCTTGCATCTTTCGTTATATAAACTAACCCCTACAAATGAAATGACCAAAAAAGTCAAAAGAATTGCCAAAATCATAAGAATACTGTCATTCATTTGTTGCCTCGCTTTCCTTACACTCATAACTTTCGCACAACGAATGTAAATCGAAGTTTTCTCTATGTTTTTTACACCAGGCAACTGTTCTGCTGCCTGTGGGAAAAGGTTTCATAACAACCTTGCAAAACTTGCAAGAACTGCAACACATACCAAATAACTGCATTTACCATTCCTCGCTTTCCTGATGTAACCACCCTATACAGATGTTCCACCATAAAAAATTTATGTAAAGATATGTCTCCCCAAAAGCGTGAGAAAAGCAACTGCCAAAACTCCAACAACCGCTAACGTGTTTATCCACTCTCACACCAAATTTATATTCTGAATATTCGCCCATTTACTGAACCTCGCTTTCTTCATCATCGTTAGAGTAGTCAGTAATCAGCACACAAGGAATATCTGTACCGAAAAATGCATATGTATCTAAATGCAAGCCGAATACCGCTCCTACAGTTCCGAAAAGCTCCGTTTTCTTTGTCATTACTTCTAAATCATCAGGAAACTCTGCTAACTTCTCTCTTAATTCCTTTACTGTCATTTACTTGTCCTCGCTTTCATCATCGTTGTTATTTGACAACAAACCACCAAAAAAGGCTATTGCAAGCAAAAATAGTATAAGTTCCATTTACTTATCCTCCACAATTCTTCCACAATATGGGCAATAGGGGTAATGCGCTATCAGCAAACGACTGCACTTGATACATTTAAACTGCAATCCGCCCTCTCCAGGCTCGCACTTTAACTGCGTAAGTCCTGGCTGATAATCTTTCTTCGCCTGTTCATATCCTCTGTCATACGCCTTGTGCAGATTATCCCTACTATCAGATACTAAATTATTGATTTGTGTATACTTCCTAGCCATTGTTATCTAACATCTCCTTTAACATTAAAAATGTCTTTTCATCAAGAACATAGTAATTCTCCCCATCACCGAAACTGAACGCTAGTGCGCTATAAGATTTTCCCATAGCAAATCTCTCTTCCCTATTCTTATCTAACCACTCCTTTTTAATCGAAAAGGACTTTGCTTCATTTACTTTGGTTTTACACTCTATAAGCCAACTATCTGTGATAACATCACCCTTATTAAATGCTGTTGCTCCAGAATTACTAACTTGTTTTCCTCTAATAGATTTTGCAACACTTTTCTCTTGTCTACTACTATAATATCTTGTAGATTTCTTATTATATGTCATACGTCATCCTCCAAAAACAATAATCCCAATAATAATCCCAACAATCAAACCAGCTACACCTGCAATAATGCGTATTAATACTTTCGTATTGTTTTCCATATCATACCTCTTCCACGTGTTTAATCATTTCTTACTTTCATCTGCTGTACCCTTTCCGAATTTACAATCATGCTGGATATACCCACTTAAATCTGTACAACAAAGATTCCCGTATCTATCCACCTCCGTATAGCAAATTAAATGGCCATCACCGCTAAAACCTAATCTTTCAAAAATATCTTCTAACTGTGCTACCCTACGCTCTAAATCTTTTATTCTCTCTTTATCAGTCATTGATTATCTCCTTTCATATCTGCACCACAACCCAGCGTTTGCTTACCGCCTTTGATGTACTTGTTGTATGCTTCGATGAATACCTCTTTCGGTAATATTAATTCTGATGTATAGCCTGCGTAATCATCAACATTGATTATTCTTGATATTCCTCTTTCTCCAACAATAAACTCGCCTAAAGTATGCCCGTCATAAGTCTTAGGTAAACTCATTCCGCACCGCCTTTCATATCTTCAACAGTAGTATCAATATGTAACCTTGTTGTTTTATGAGTATGAATATCAACACAAGCCACATAACTATTTGTGTTACTGATGAGATGACCTGCCCGATAAACACGACCATTGAACTTAAATAACTCACCTATCTTAAAAAAGCCTAATGATTTCTCCATTCTGCACCACCTTTATGAATTACCCCACGGATATATTCCCAAGTCCGAACAATCAACCATATCGTTTATATATGTCGGGTCTGCTATTCCGTCGTTGTGGTCATAAACAGTATTAAATGTTTCTTCCTTGGGTTGCTCACTCTCTTCTTGTTCAGATGAAGTTTCATCCCACTCACCTTTCGGTCTTTTCAAATCTCTCTCGGCTTGTTTATATCCGTGGTTATAGTAAAATCTCCAATCTTGCTCGACCGCCTGTGCCTTGTCAATATCGCAAACAGGAACAACATATTTGTGTAATTCTCTTGAGTAAACTTTTTGTTCTTTCAAATCCGCACGGTACATACTTGCGCCTGACAGGTTTGCTCTTCTGAAATCTGCTTTTCTTAAATCACTATAAGAAAAAGACTTATCTGTTAGTGTCATTCCCGCTAATGATAATCTCTCACCAGTAAGGTGGTCTTCCAACCAAAGGCGGTGATTACTTAATAACCGACTAAGTGTTTCATAATTCATATCAATTTACCTCACTCTCTTTGTCCGCTTCGTACTGTTGTGCGTCCCAGTTCATATCTTCTTTCCATGTGTCATCATCAAGTTTAGAAGTCTTATGTAATGCTTCCTTAAAAGCGTCTGCTCTTCCCATTTGATACGCAGTAAACATATTACATCCTTCACAATGCTCTAATACGTAGTCCTCACAAAACGTGCCTGAGCGCACTTTACGTTGAGCATTAGCGGGACACTGTTCAAACTTCGCCATTTACATCCTCCTCGCTTAAAATTGCTGATTTAATAATCCACCCTTCCCACTCTAATTTGTTAAGAACTGTCTCACGATATATTTTTACCGCTTGCTCAAGTTCTTCTCTTGAGTAGAAAGGATTAATATAATTATGACAACCACATTCGGGTCCCATTCCAAAATACTGAGATACTGGATTTGTTATAGGTCTTCCGCATTTAAGACAATGCAAAGTTTTTTCTGATGTAATGTCCCCGTGAAGTTTCATATAAACCATTCCACGAGTTTCTTTCTCGACAGTGCCAACCATAGTTCGCAACGGCATAGGAATATTATTATTCCAATCGCGCATAAAAGTAAAATCGTCTGTTGCTTGCCGTGTCATATACTGCTTAACAGTAATCTTCTTCAGAGTATGCTCTGGATTCGCTCTCATTTGCGTTCTACGAGCGTTCTCACGATTAGATGATAACTTTATCGTAATTGTGTCGCTATCGCTCACAAACGATTTTAGAGCGTCTTTTACGCTATCGTACTTTTTGCCGTTAATCTCGATATTACCTTTGTAATCCTTAAGCATTGATAACATATCAATTTTCCTCAATATTCTGTGCCACAATACAGACATACGCCTGTTAATTTACTTACTTTACCTCCGCAATTCACGCAATTATGCGGGATTGTGGTATGTTCAAGTTCTCCGTGATTGTAAACAATCGGATTAGTTATAGGCTCCTGTACTCCTATAAGTTCTTTTGCTTCCGCTAATGATATAATTGGTGTTTCAAGTAGTTTTAACAAAGTATCTCGATTTATTAAATCATTATCTGTCATATCAATCTACCTCAAATAATACTGCATAACCCTTAGCATTAAACATTTTGGTCATATAAACCATACCTGCGAGTAGCAAATCTCGACTAAGTTCATATACGTTAGCGTCTGTGCCTCTTGGGTCTGTTGTTACTATTTTAAGGGTTTCAGGTTTCCACTCACTAATCGTAAATACAATAGGGCTTTCTTCTCGTGTCATATCAATACCTCGACATAGTAGGATTTACCACATCCATAATTTCAACGGCATCATTGCTTGTTACTACTTCTAAACTAACAAGAATGAGCAATATTCCGTGAACTATTCCTCTGAAATAACCGGAGTCAAACTTAATTGCTTTTTCTAATTTTTCACGAACAATCTTTGCAAACTCGGTTTTGTTTTCTTCATCATACTTCTCAATCTTATTAATAATAATGTTTGTTACGTTTTCATTCATACGCTGGTCTCACTTTCTCGTTGATTATCTTATCAACTGTAAACATTATACTAAACGATTAATTGAATGTCAAGTATTATTTTACAAACAAAAGTAGGAGCGATATTTCACGCTCCTACTAAATGATTATTACTTATGGGAGATATTACGTTTGCTTCATCAGTGCAATCATTTGCGTCATATCCCCATCAATCAACTTGATACAGATTTCATTACCGTAATACAGGTCAACAACATCAGAACTATACGCCTTTAACTGATTTCTAAGCCTGTCAATATTAATCTTAAACGTAATATCTTGTACATCTTTACTCTCCGTGTACTCAACACGCTCAATACCGCTACTTGCAATAGACGATACTTCGACATACTTATCAGTAAAGTGCAGTTCGATAGCACCTTCATCAAACTTGCTTACAAACAAGGAAAGTCTATCGAGAAGTTCTAACATTTGAGATTTCTTGAAACGACAGAATGATGGAACTTCAAATGCAGAAAACTGGTTAATAGCATCTATATTAAAGTCTTTTATATCGTTTAATACGGGAGTACATATCGCAATTCCGCACTTCTCTCCTATAGTTGCCTCTGCAACAAGCATATCATCACTTCTTGAAAGTGCTACATCTGAAGCACCAACTCCCATCAACTCTACGAACTTTCGGTCAAGCAAGTAAGGTGTATCAAAAATCTTACGATTAAAGGTGCTCATCATTATCCTGTCTGTACCTGCAATAAAGTCACCAAAAAAGTAATATGAGTAAATACTTCCTGCAACTGAACTCAATGAGGGTTTAACAGTTGTATTTATTGCAATAACATCGGGTGCAGTTATCTTTCCAATATCTGTTGTATCTCCAGGGAACTTATCAGGGAAAGACAACGGGTTTCCTTCATCGTCAACAACCAGTTCGAGGCTATACTTTCCGTTTCCTTTTACGATAAGGGCGTTATCATCTACCTCAAGTTCAACTGTTTCTGAATTAATCTTTCCAACAAGTTTTGAAAAGGTATCTGCGTTTACAGTAACGTCCATATCATCTGCAACACAACTATCGGATACACTCAAATAGTTTGTTCCATCAGTTGTATTAAGATATAATACTCCATCGTCTACTCTTATTCCGATAAAGTTAGACAATTCAAGAAGTTTATTAAAACCTGCTCCCTGAATTGCATAAGATACCAACTGCTTCAATCTCTCTGTGCTAAATGTTGACACTGTTCTATCCTCCTTTAACAATTAATTGCGTTATCAAGATTTCCTATATCTTCTTCAAGACTATCCACAACATCGCCCATAATATCTATTGCGTCTGACATTGCAGAACCCTTTTCTCCGTCTTGAAGAGACTCCGGTAAGTTATCGTATGCGTCTTGCTCTTCGCCTTGACATTCCTCAATAATTGATTTTGCCTGGTCCATTAAGGTCTGAGCCTCTTCCAGTCTTTTTCTTCTTGATTTGTTCATTAGTCTTTCCTCCTTAAATATGCACTAATTTACGTTCTATTTCATTTCTTAAATCAGTGTTTGTCTTAAATCTTCCGTGAAGGACTGTAACATCTGTAAATCCGTCACTCTTTGCTCCTCTGGCAGATACGCAAGCGTGGTCTCCTTTAATGTTTACGAATACATCGGGTGAGCCGGTTGCAAGTGAAATACACTCCGCTATATCTTCTGCCATTTTCTCTTGAAGTTGCAATCTCTTGGAACACAAATCAACAATTCTAGGAATTTTAGATAATCCAATTACTTCGTACTTGCCGTCTTCAATCTGTCTTGGGATATAAGCAACTGTTACAGTCATATTAAACATCAAAGCCAAATGATGTTCACAGTGACTGTATACATTCTTCACTTCTTTAACAACAAGTGGGTCAGAAGTTGTAATGAACTTCTTGGAATACATCTTGGCGATTTCTGCATTGGTATATTTCATACCCTCAAGCAGTTCTTCCCAATATCCTGCTACTCGTCTTGGAGTATCAACAAGTCCTTCTCGTGTCACATCTTCTCCAAATGCAACAAGTAAATCTTTAATAGCCTGTTCTACTTTTGCTTTATCCATCATACACCTCTTTTATTAGGGTCCCATATATACTTGTGTAACTGAATTTGCATACGCCAATTATAAAGTTTGTGGCTCTTCAAAAATTCTGCAATCTCAACCAATTCAATTTTACCAAATACAGGGCTTACAAAGATTTGAGCAACAATTCCATTTTCTTCAACAAACGAAAGTGCCTGATTAAGGTCCTCTGCGCTTGATACAACAAACTTTACAACGTCTGTGGTATCAAGAGCCTTAAACGCCTCTATATTCATCTTATCAGATACTCCGCTACACTTTGTTTTGTAGTCAACGGTATACAATACTCCATCAACTTCAGGAACAATAGAACCGTTTGTTTCGACATTAACTTTGTAACCCTGTCGTACTAATTGTTCGAGTAGTGTGCTGATGCCGGGTTGAACTAAAGGCTCTCCTCCAGTAATAGTAACATTGGGACAGTGATATACTGCCATCTCATCGAGTATTTCCTGGATACTCATTACTCGATATTCAGTTCCCTCACAAGCATATCGGCTATCACAATAAGAGCACTTAAGGTTACACCCAAAAAATCTAACAAATACGCACGGTATTCCTGCTCTTGCGCCTTCACCTTCGATACTGTAAAAAATCTCATTTACTCTCATAAATCACTCCTCAAGGTCGTAAGTTGCGATGTTTCCTTCACTCTCTTGGACCGTTACTCGATAACAATAGCCTACCTCACATATCTTAGTAACCTCATCACAAATCCATCGTGCTAAATTCTCTGCGGTAGGGTTGAAGTCAACAACATCGTTGATGAACTGGTGGTCAATTTTATCGCTGATTACTTCCTTAATCTTCTTGAAATCGACAATCATTCCATAATCGGTTAATCTATTTGCTTTACAGGAAATAGTAATAATCCAGTTATGGCCGTGTATATTTTTACACTTACTCTCATAAGGAAGATTAAGATAATGTGCTCCTGCAATCTCTAATCTTTTTGTTACGTAATACATTTACTTTTCCTCCATTTCCCACGGAAATACAATCCAATTATCTTCTTTTCTACATAAATAATTATCGGGAACTACTCCCAGCGTGTTGTGTTTATAATACATTGTTGCTATTTTGTAGTCTTGAGCCTTGTCACCCGAACTATTCTTAACGTAATGAAGTAAGGACTCTCCTGTGTCACAAATATCATCTACAATTAAACACCCAGGTGCAGGACTCATAAGCAAAGGAATTTTCAGTTTATGAGAAAGCATAACTGCCAGTACCAATCCGCCTCTAGGGAGACCATATACCCCGCTATACTTTATTCCCTTACGTCTGCTAATGTCTGTCATATAATTAACAAACTCTTCGACTTGCTTCCAAGTTACATATTCTTTCATACTTAATCTCCTATCGCAGGGTCTTTGATACCATTTTCTTCAAATGCCTTTGCTCTATCAATACAAGTACCACATTTTCCACAAGGCTTATCGCCACCCTTATAACAACTCCAAGTAAGATGATAAGGAGTATTAAGAGACAACCCCAATGAAACTACTCCTGCCTTATTAAGTCGTACAAGCGGTGCTACAAGATGAACCTTATTGTAAGTTCCAATAGATATTGCGCTATCCATAGCAGATGTAAATTCCTCTGAACAATCAGCGTAGGCCTCTCCCGCGGCATCATCTGCGTGTGCTCCTAAATAAATATCAACATAATCATCTGGATACAAAGACATAGCAAGTGCCGCAACTGCCGACAACATTAACCCATTTCTAAAAGGAACATATGTCGTAACCATTCCCTCTCCGTTTTTTGCTATCTGCTCGGCGTATGAAAGTTCAGGAACTTCTTCTGTTGACTTGCTCAATAACGGACAATTACTATCGTCCATTATGTGAGTATTGGATAGGTCAATAACACGATGAGATACCCCAAAGAAGTTTGCTATCTTCTCTGCACACTCTAACTCCTTACTATGTTTCTGCCCATAAAATACGGAAACAGTAGTCACGTTTTGTACTCCCACATCTCTGATTGCAATAGAGATACACGTTGTGGAATCTACTCCTCCACTACTCAAAACTAGTGCTTTTCTCATTTTTGTTCCTCCTTAAAATAAATTTATCTGTGTTAAATTTGGTTGTGTCGCTTTCTTCTCTTCTCTTTGAAGCAACCACTCCCTCATAAAGTCAAGATTGAAACGTATGCGCTCTTCCACTGAATTAGATATTTTCTCAAAATCATACCCGTGATTTTCAACATAGTTAATTATGAATGGGTCATACAGCCCTCGTGTTTCAGAAACGATAAGCCTGCCGTACTCACTTAACAACTCACCATTAATCGCGGCGAAATACCAAGTAGAACTATCGGCGCTGTATATCCTGTCCCAATACTTATCAAGTAACTCTAATGTTGATACACCAAATAAATGTACTTTATGAGACTTCGGGATTATTGAAAAACACTCTCGTAAAAATGTATCTCTAACCCCAGTATTCTTTATCGGAGCAATTCCGCCCAATGCGATATATGGAGCATTATCGCACAATCTCTCCAGATACTTTAAGTTTTCTCCAAAGTGAAATGTAGGGATAACTTTAGAAAATGCTTCAGGGTTTAAACGTGTTCGCATATAATTATAGTTTTCTAAATTCTTATCACTACAATCAGGAGTTTTGCCAATAATATCCAAAGAGGCTACAGCCTCATAAGAGAGATGATGAGCATTAATAAAATCACAATACGCATCTATATCCAACGATATGCTTTTTCTCATAGCACTGAAGGCTCCTGAGTCCAAAAACACTTTTTGAGGGTAATTGAAATACTTTTCTAACGACTTTCTATCAACATAGAAACTGAATAGTCTGTTAAATCCTAATTCCGTAATGTAATCATCTAATGGACTATTGCAACTTGCGGATAAATAAAAATTCATACTGCTACTCTTTCTCCATACCATTCTCGTGTAATTTCAACATCGCACTTAAACGGCATACTTAATATCTTCTCTGCGGCCTTTGACATTACTTCTGCTAAAAGGGTTGCACACTCTTTTGCATTTTCTTCAGGACACTCTGCTATGATTTCATCGTGAACAGGAACTAACATTCTGAAACCTAATTTCCTGAGTTCTTCGTTATTGTACAAGTCAATCATAGCCAACTTAGTTAAGTCTGCGGCAGACCCTTGAATACGAGCATTAACACATTGTCTTGTGGCGTCTGCTATCTTTCCGCCATTATCAATAATGTTTATCCCGTCTTTTTCTCTGGCCTCATCAATGATTTTGCGCTTTTGCCAAAACTTCGCTTGCTTTAACTTTCTCCAATACTTGTTGCAGAGTTCTTCAGGAACTTCTGTATTAACTTCTCCGTCAAAGTCAAGTACATCATCTGACTTAGGAGCATCTACCCACTCGAACTCATATTCATCAAGTTGCAAATCAGGTAATCTTCTCTTACGGCCACAGATGGTTGTTACATATCCTAAATCTTCTCCCATCTCTAATGACTTTCTCTCGAATATCATTATCTCTGGATACTTCTTAAACAGATTTGCTTTTAACTTCTTTGCCTCTTCAAAAGTTATACCCATTCCTTCTGCTACGCTCTTATCTCCTCTACCATATAAGATACCTAACAACACTGGTTTTGCTTTATTTCTAATTGCTTTGCCTTCTTTGTTAGTAGTTCCGTCAGGATTATGCTCTAAACATTGTTCGTAAGGGAGATTAAAACAAGCACTTGCTACTGCACTGTATAAGTCTCCTCCACTACGCCTAACATCATATAGTTTGTCATAACCCATTTCTTTACAGAATGAAGCAAGGCAAGAAGGCTCTTGCTGTGAGTAGTCACTTGACATAAGAACATATCCAGGACTTGCTATAAACATCATACGTGTTTTATCGTGAGGGATATTCTGCATATTAGGTTCTTCAGAACTCATACGGCCCGTGTCCGCCCCGTACTGATTAAACTTACAGTGTACTCTTCCGTCGTTCGGGTTTAAGTTCTCTCTAGGTATCTTATCAATATAAGTTCCTAAAAGTTTATCAATCGCACGACATTCAAGAATAGCACGTGTGAGTTCAGTATCCCATTTTGTTAAAATCTCTTCTCCCGTACCACGTGGACTTTTATCATCAACAACGTCATATTCAAGAACGTCATAAAACAGAACTGCCAACTGTTGAGGACTTCCTATGTTTATGGGAGTAGACAATATTGGCTTAGGTCTCTGCTCTTTTCCAGCGTGTATAAGATTGAATTGATTTGCATTACGATTATACTCATCAATCTTGGGTTGTAACTCATCTATCAACGCATAAACTTTCTGCAATATCTGGTCCTTTTTAGCGTGATACTCTACTGATAACTTTTTAGAATACTCGGTATCAAGAAGAATACCCGTATCTTCTACTTCACACATTACATCTACTAACGGCATTTCGATATTAAAGAAACACCACGCTACACCATTCATACCGTTTCTATCGCTAAAGGGCATATCTGGGTCATAGTACAAATACTGTTTTTGAAACTCCACGAGTTCGTGTGTTACAACTCCGTCGTGAGCACCATACAAAGTTGCAATATCAATAGGAACAATGTCGAATACTTTTATTCCGAGTTTCTTAAAGATGTCCGCAAAACTAAACTCATCTGTCTTTCCTTCAAGCACATACTTTGCGTGTAAGTCTTTCAGTCCTCGTTTACCCTGAGGCTCATTCTCATTCATACTACGAGCGGCAAGATATCCGTCCCACGTACAGTGCAACATAACACCCAAGTCGTTCTTAATAAATCTCGTATCGAACTTAGCATTAAACATTTCACACTCTTTAATGCCTACTAACAACTCAAGATATTTTGCAACGACTTCAGGGCTTAACTGATTTGATAATAACTCACCTGTAATATATGAGATATGTCTAATCGGGATATATGCAGGACTTCCACCAGGATAGTATAAACATATACCCACAATCTTATCGAGCATCGGGTCAAGTCCTGTTGTTTCGGTATCAATCGCAACGCACTGTGCTTTAAGACACGCCTTAATATAAAACTCCAACTGCATTTCAGTAGTAATCGTTGTGTATATATCACGATACTTTCCCAAATACTCATCAACAAAATCGCGGAGACGCTTTATCATAGAAGATATACTCCCGCTTTTTACAACGGGAGTATTTTTCTTTGATTTAGCCGCTCTGGCTGTTGATATATCTGAACTCTTATCGGGACGAGTTAAATCACCGAACAATGACAACTGTTCCATTAGAACCTATCTCCGCGACCTCTTCTTGTAGTTGCTCTTTCGCTACGTGCTGTCTCTCTTGTACTCTCTCTACGAGAGCGTGTGTCCTCGCCTCTACGAACTACGTTCTCTCTCTCTTCCTCAGGGAACTGTTCGTGCTTAAGATAGTATTCCATATCTTCTGCTGACTTATCCATTATCTTTGTTCCGAGAGCAGACGGAAGTTCATCAAAACCACAATCTGCAAGAATATCGTCAACAGTTGTTCCGTCGGGCTGTCCTACTGGGTAGAAAGAATAATCAGACTTCTTTCCCTTTGCTCCGTGTCTCTCTACATCGAATACTTGTGAAACAATGTGAGGAAATCTTCCACAAAGGCTTGAAAGTTGACTATAAAAACTATTGGGTCTATCCCAAAACTTAATTGCACCATCTGTCTCGTCGAACACAGGGATATAAACTCTTGCCTGTCTCTTAAGTCCTGCCTGACAAAAAGGACAATCTGAAACTGTGCCTTCACTGTCAAAAAGACAATTTACGGGCAACTCGTAGTCTCCCACTTGAACTCTGTGAACTACAAAGCCCTCAATATCTTCTGCTCCATCGTATAGAAGTCTAATCTTACCTGTATCTTTATCATCTTTCAAGGAATTAAAGTAATTAATCTTTGTTCCGTCTCCACTTCCTTCGTTCCTAAACTGTTCAATGTTTGCACCTGTTAATCTTGCCATAAACTGTTTCCTTTCTGCTATTTTAAAGTTGTTGTGTATTTATTACACGTAATCATTATACTAAATGATTGCTTCAAAGTCAATATAAAGTTTCTCGCAAATTTAGAAGTTCATCGTCTGTACACTCACCTATATCTTTACGATTATCGGGAAGTATAGCGGTTGTCATAAGTTTGCCCCTTACTAATTTCTTCAATCGCTCTGTTGCAGATATTCCTGCCTTATCATTATCCAGTGCAAAGATAAGTTTACGTGTAGGCAACTCGCATAAGTCTTTTATCTGTTTATCACTAAACAGACACCCAAACCCTGCTACTGCATACTTTCCTACACACCACAATCTCAAGCAATCAAATAATCCCTCGCACACGTATACTTCATTAAATCTATCAGTTCCTTCCTTTGTCTGAAGAGTATGATACAGTTCGTACTCACCATATAAAGGCTTATCAATATCTTTAGGTAAATCAAACTGCTTATACTTGATTTTTCGCTTTGCAACAAATTTACAACACCCACTATAACTATCTCTGACAGGAAATGTTATACTGTCCGTTTGTTTATCATACCCAATATCAAAGAGTTCAATAACATCGTTTGTTAATCCTCTTTCTCGCATATACGGGTGATAGTATCTATACCCATCTAATTCTTCTTCAGACACGTAAGTTTGATAGTGCTCACTCGTTTGTGGCGCTCTGCTTAAATTCAGGTTTAATACTCGATTACTCTCCTGCATAACTACGAAAGTATCTCTTAACCACTTCTTCCCAAACGTGTTAAGCGGGTCTGATTTTCCGAAACAGTTTTCTATCATCTCAGGAAGCGAATGAGTTTCTCCACACGCAAGGCAATGGCACATACCATCTGCTTTACGTATTCCCATACTAGGGTTATTCTCTTGTCCGTCTTTATGATAAGGACAGCATACCATAAGGTCATCCGAGCTGTCTTTTGTTTTTGCAAACAACGATATACCACGCTCTGAAAGTTGGCGCTTAAGTTCTGCTATAATGTCAGAAACTTCTGCGTTGATAATCATTCCATCTACTATCATCAGAATACGTCCTTTCCGCTTGCTTTCTTTCTTTCGCGTCTTTCCTCTCTCTGCTCTCGCGTCATATTATCAGGACTTTCTGTGTATATAAACTCTCCTACATTTATGTTCCAAATGTACTTAAGTTTTTTACCCACAGGTCCGTATCTATTTTTATTAACACGCATTTCAAGATTTCCATTATCCTGCCTTAATGCAATAATCTTTGTTGCGCACTGTCCAATGCCGTCACTTCCACTAATATTCTCATTCCCAGGAACATCATCTTTCGCTCCCTCTCTGTTGGCTTGAGATACAACAATAATGGGTACGTGCATTTCAACGGACAAGGACATCAAGTCTTGGCTGATATGGGTTAATGAAAGTGTGTCACTATCTCCACGCCTATATCGTTCATCAGTCAAATATGACACCCCATCTATTGCAAGCATATCTAGTTTATACTGCTTTATGTAATTACGTAACTTGCTTATGGTTATTCGATTATCAAAATCAGAAGGAACTGAAACAATGAATTTGTTTTTATGCTCCGCAAGAGCCGTAATATCTTCTTCATATTTTTCAACGTCAATATCAGTAAGGCCCCACATCAAACTAGTGTTTGAATACCCGTTACTAATCGTGTCAAATCTGTATCCGATGTTATCGTCACTCATTTCTGGAGATATATATCCTACATTAAATCCCAGCTTCCAAATATGAGCGATTATGGCAACAAGCACCCATGACTTTCCTTGTCCTAATCTCGCAAACAATACAATCAGTTCTTCAAAACGCTGTATTCCGTGTAAAATCTCATCAAGTTCGTGGAATCCTGTTGTAAAGTACCAATCATCTTGATTTTCAACACGTTCTTTGTAATGCTCATATCTTTTACGTGCAAACTCAATAATATTTACTCCGCCAAGACCATAGTTTACTTCTAAGTCCTTAAGAGCGTGTATCATATACTCTACACCTGCGTTTGCATCTTTTACGAATATCTCTCCTGCTTTCTGCAATATAGGAGCACCCTGACGGAAAAGATATTCTTCTCGCAACGTTTCAACTAACCATTCGTCACTTTCATTTACTTCAGGAAGTCCGTCGTCCTTATAAATAGGAAACTTGTTTAGAAAAGTAGTTTCATCAGGAACATTTCCATACTTCTCATAATGAGACTTAATAAAGCGAAACTCTTCCTCATACCCTACAGTATCATTTCCCTTATTGTCTTTCGGACCTTTAAAGTAATCTTCGGTGATGCAGTTATTTTCTATTATAGAAAAATCCTTAGTAGCAATAATCTTACTTAAAATCTGCAACTCAACCACGCATATCACCACCCTTTATCTCAACTACCAAACTGTTTCCCATAACTCTACTTGCTAATCGCTCTCCGATTACTTCTCCAAGTTTCTTAATGTCAGTTATGTTGGAAGTGAATATAATTGATTTACCTGATAACATTCTACTATCAACTAAAGTAAATAGTTGCAAATAATCATACTGCGACAGACCTGTTATTGCTATATCATCAAGTATAAGCAAATCACACGACTTTAGATTTTCCTTATATTCATTAGACAATGGGTTATTGAAATCTTTTAATTTTAAAAGTAAATCAGGAACAGATACAAACATTCCCTTTACAGTGAATATATTTCCTTCAGCAACATAATGGAAGTATGTTTGTAACATCTTAATAGCCCAAGATGTTTTCCCGTTTCCAGGTATCTCACCACAGATATACAAGTTCTTTCCCTGCTCAACGAACTCATCAATATCCTCTCGTATATCAGCCAACTTATTAAATGCCCTAACATCATTTGATTGTGGTCTTAAATGTATTGGAGCATACTTTGATTTAGGAAGACCGCTGTTATCAAACTGCCACATCATTTGAGGGTACACTAAACAGGCAGAACAATCTTCATTACACTTACTTGCGTACCAGCAATCAGTATTCTTTGAGTTCTCCACGTTCTACCGCCTTTCTCATTTCTTCTTTTTCTTCTGCTGAAACACGATACTTCGGACCATTACTAGAGATTTCTTCGGCGTTACATCTGCGCTTATTATTATAACGACCCTCTAAAATTCTATCGAACTTATCTTCCTTAAGAAGGAAGTCAATATCTGCTTTCCAACCGCTATCGTTCTTTCCCTTACAAAAATCTGAACTTTCAAGGTTCTTACAAGCGGTCACGATTTCTTCTTCAGTGTATGTTTTTAAGATACGACTAATAGCCCTACTTCGCTTTGCATTAAGACGCTGGCACTTAGGCAGTGAAACGCAAATTGAATTATACGTAGCAACTAACCACTGAGCCCTGTCTTTTTTTCTTACTTCTAATACTTCTTTATCTTTATTATTAGTATTAAATAAAGTTTGTTGAATATTAGTATTATTCTCTCTAATATCTGTATTAATATGCTCGTCAATTTGACTACTCTGCCTCGTCAATTTGACTACTCTCAATGTTCTAACTCTTCCATCAAATGAACTCTCAATCAATCCTAACTTCTTAAGGTGAGATATTGCTCTGGTAACTGTACTCTCGCTAACCTTAAAGAAGTTGATAAAATATTCGTTGCCTGCTGTACAACCATTATCTCCATCAAGACTATCAATCTCTGCGAAAATAGCCTTTCAGTTAT